CGGGTCTGGTTTTTCCGGCTGCAGCGGGGCATCCCATAACGCCGCCAGCCTGTCGCAGGCCGCCACGGCTGCGTCGTTGCCTGCGGCCAGAATGCGCAGCACTGCCAGCAGCGCCTGTTTTTCTTCTGCGGAAATGCCGCCCGCGCCCAGCAGCCTTACCAGCGCCTCCCACGCGGGGGTAGCCGGGGCGGGCAGTGTGCCTTCTGCCGTGCCGCTGTTGGCACACACTTTGCACCGCACATCGGCGCTGGTCACAGTGCGGCTGCCGTCTGTGCCCTCAAAGGTGATGCAGCCCGCACCGGGCACTGCCGTCACCGCTGCCGGAACCTCCAGAACGCCGTTCTCCACCAGTGTGGCCGCGCTTGCGCCGGGGGTGTGCCAGTGGGCGCATACGGTCAGCCCCTTCCATTCGCCCCGCTGCTCGATGCGCAGCCGGTAGTTGCCCCGGTTGCCCGCATAGCCCAATAGCAGCTGCCCGCCGGGCACCGCAGCCGCACCGTTTTTGTCCAGCCGGATGATCATCTCGTTCATGCCGCACCCCCCTTACACATACTGGTATCCCTCCACGTTGAAGGGATACTCGGAGCTTGTGCCCGCGTCTGTTTTCGCAGCGCCGATGTTCAGTGTTCCGCCGGCTGCAAAGCTGATCTTTACCTGCGCTGCACCGCCTGTGCCGCCCACCATGGCCACCGCCGTACCGCCCCGCGCGATGCGGGTGCTGCCATACTCCGCAGCAGCGCCGACCGTATCCGTGCCGTTTTCTGCCGCGGGCGCCACCATCCGCACCACAATGTAATCCACCGTATCCGGCACCGTCAGGGTCGCGGCAGATCTGCCCGCAGCGCCTGTGCCGGTGTAGACCAGCTTTCCGTCCATCTTCATCGTCCTTTCCAGCTGTTCCAGTTTTTCTGCCAGACCAAAGCCCAGCACCGCGTCAAGGTTCTCCTCCGTCAGCTCCAGTGTGCCGTCCGCATGCACGGTCAGCCCGTGCCCGGCCTTCACGCCGCCCAGCACAGCTGCGGTAGCGGGCGGCAGGGTGTAGCCCGCGCCGAATCTCCGGTCTGCCTCGGCCTTGGAGTAGAACCGCTCATCTGCGCCCAGATGCAGCAGCGCCGCCGTCTTTTCCTGCGCCGACCAGTCCGCCACGCCGATGGCACTGGTCAGCGCTTTTTTCACGCCGTAGGGCAGCAGCGCCGGGGTCAGGGGCGCATAGGCCTCGGTCATGCGGTCTAGCTGTGCTGCTGTGGCGGGCACAGTGGTCAGGGTGGCGTCTGCCCGCACTGCAACGCCGTACTGCCCGTCTGCCCGCACCGCGCCGGGCGTTGCCGCTGTGGGCACG